TCATTTGGGTGGCAAGCCATTTACAACGCTTTCAAATAAATCCGCTGCGGTCTGTGCCATTTCGTCTGTGTGGTGAACGTAGGTATTCATTGTGGTTACAATGTTTTTGTGCCCGAGCCGCTGTTGAACTGCCTTCACGTTGGCACCTGCCTCAATCAGCTTTGTGGCGTGGGTATGGCGCAGGCTGTGATAATCAAAATTGATTCCAAGCTCCTGCCGGATGACTCTCTGGCAATAGGCAAAGCTGTTTTTGGTTGTCAGCTCTCCGTTTTCATCAACGCAGATAAAATTGATTCGCCGCGCGCCTGTGGAAAGGATTTTTTGTGTGCCGACAATTCGCTGTCGAGGCGCTCCTTTTTCGTCCGTAAAATCGACAAGCTGATATACTGTGTAGAATTCGCCATATTTCAGTTCGTTTTTAAGCTGTCGGTTTTTCTCTGCCTTGAGGATTCGGTAAAGGGATTCCCCGAATTTTATTTTCCGCTTGGAGTTGTACTTTGGTTCTTTGAGGGAGAACCCCAGATTGCCGTTGATGTTCCTGCGGATAAGCTGACGCTCTACAGACAACGTGCAGTTTTCAAAATCAACATCGTCCCATGTGAGGGCAAAGCACTCATTGATACGCAGCCCACAGTTCCAGCCAATCATAAGCGGAATATAGTAGCGAGAACCAACGGGAAAGCGTTTCCGGATGCGGTCAAATTCTGCATCCGTCAGCACGATGCGCTCTCTGACCGGCTTTGCGACAGTACCTATCTTTACAAACCGACAGGGATTCTCTCGGATATACTGCAAAGGTTGAACAGCATAATCTATCGCAGTAGAGAGGACAACAAAGATAGAGCGTATGGTCGCTTTGGAATAGCCCTGCGCCTTTAGCTGGTTTATGTATTCCTGAATGGCTGCTGCCTGTAGGCTTTTTAAATAATACGCACCGAACTGCGGTTTCAGGTGCCTGTGGATCAGCGTTGCGTAGGTCTGCTGCGTATTTTCTGTGAGATTCATTTTGCAATACTGCTCATACCAGAAGTCCAGATAATCACTGACGCTGATGGTGGAAGGCTGAAAGACCTGTCCGGAGTTTTCATATTCCGCGATAGCCTTTGCCAGATCCGTTTCCGCTTCTTTCTTGGTGCGGAATCCGCCCTTTTCGATTTTCTTTCTTTTGCCGCCGACCTGAGCGGTATCAAAATAATATGACCATGTTTTACCACGTTTTCGTGTTCCGCCTTTCATAAGCATTCCTCCTTAATTGAAAAATAGGTATAGAAAATAAGGCGGTATCGTGGTATAATCCTATTGCGAGTAGGTGGTTATACAAAGACCGCCATATGAGAATCTCCTTTCCTGTTGGTAGCGGGAAGGGGGATTTTTTTGCTTTAAAATTGAAACTACCTGAGACTGTTTATGTATTGTGTTTTAGGTCGGATTGTCCTAAAATATTATTAGGAATTTAGAATAGCATCAATGATAGACTTCTTATTCCATCCAACCATAACATCGGAATTGTTGGTTACAATGTTAGGTATACGTTCTTGGCTCCAAGGTTTAACGCCGATAATGTATTTATTTTTATCAACGGCAGTATTGATTTCAAATTCAATCCAGTCGCTGTGTGCTGCATACATTCCAGCCAGAACGATTACTTTTGAAGCCGGAGAAATTTGTTCTTTTAATTCTTTTTTTAAGGTCGTTTTTCCGGCAGATGTATTTGGGTCAATTAAAGGATTGTGCTCGGGTACAGAATAATTTTTCCAAGTGAACTGACCCTCTGCCTGAGCTTCGTTAAGCCAAGTGACAACTTTATTATAGTGTTCGGAATACTTCCATGCATGGCTAATAAAAATATTGTATGTCATAAAAAAGCTCCTTTCTAAAATGGTGGTGAAACTATGAATAATCAAGAAAAAAACAATAACAACAAAAACAAATCTCAGGTAGCAAGGTTTAGAAAAAAACCTGTTATTATCGAAGCATATCAAACAGAGGTTGAAATGGTGATTTCGACACTGGAGGGGGATATGATAGCTAGTCCTGGTGATTGGATTATCACTGGTGTGAACGGAGAGCAATATCCTTGTAAACCAGATATTTTTGAAAAGACCTATGAACCTATGAATGATTAAGTTTCGGTCGCTTCCTGTTTTGCGTTTGTGTTTAATGCTTTCCAGGTATTATTTTCTGATGAAATAATAGCTTCTATATTTCTAACGAAAACATTTTCAACAGTTTCTTCCTGATTGTTATATGGAGCAGACTGAGTCAAAAATAGATTTTTATGATATTTTAATAGCTCAGCGGTTGTTCTATATTGAATCCAGTTTTCGTGATATTTATATAGGCGGCAAACAGCCTCAAGAATTGCGATTAGCGCACCCAGAATTGCAACAAGTATTGAAATTGCATTGCCAGACTGAGCGTATGGTACGATAATTGGAATAGCAGCAGAAGCAATTATTTCTATAATTTGTATGCGCTTGTAATGTTTTTGTGCTGTTTGTGATTTTTTATCATACCAAGTTATTTGGTCA